GAATACGAGGCATCAACAGCGACAGAAAATGTCTAAGAAGGGCAACAGAAAACTAAGTCAAGCAAGCAAAAACTACAACGAACTCCGTGCCATAACAAAAGAACTCCTGAAACGCAAAATTGAGCCTGATGAGTCCGAACAATTATTCGAAGACGATCCCAGGGCAGCGACTGAAAAAGATTATGGTCGTGTCAGGAGAATACCTACTTCACTCTTTACAAGAAATGTTATTGACGATTTTTAAAAAATTTTTTTTAAAAGCATTTGACTATGCAATCAATACAATGTAACAATATCCGAAACTATCATTTTAAGGAGCAAGTAGATGAAGTTCAAAAACAAAGATGTGCAAAGGGTATATGATCATGCACTTACTTTAAATCCAATGGATTTGCACGGATTAGGTACAACTTCTGCAACATTTCAAAGTGGATATAAGTTCGGTTTAAATGGTCATATCGATTCTTATACAAAGTATGGCAAAGTTAAGAATACAAAATTATATGCAATTTATCATTCTGGTATTGCATTAGCTAAAAAGGAGAAAGCCAATGAGTAGATATAAAGACATGATGATAGGAGTAATGGAAGAATTTTACTCTTATCTAAATGCAGATAGCATGACAAATGAACAGGCTATCGCTAAGATTAAACAGGATCATGGCGAGCATTGGGAAGAACATGTTCGTGATGAGATCAAACGTGAGGAGCAAGAATATGGGGGAGTATGAGTGCATTGATTGCAACGATATGTATCATTTAGATGAACCACCATATGATGGTTATTCAATTTGTTGGGATTGCAGGAAGGAGAGGAAAAATGAGACTACCAGTGAAAAGAATTGATATGGCTCTACATATTCAACAGTTGTGTGCTGATTATGGCATCACTGTTACCTACCAATCGCTAGATGATAAAATTCCAAGATATTATGCTAGTCCAGTTGATAGGCATATTCACATAAGACCAACTAAAAACACTGGTTATTATGTGTCAGCTTTGCATGAAATTGGACACATAATGGGCGATAATCAATCTTATAACAATACAGTAAGGGAGAGAGAAATTGGTGCATGGATTTGGGCAATGCTTAATGCAAAAGTATGGACGTCTACGGCAGATCGTGTCATGTCGAGTGCTTTATCGTCTTATGGTGTCAATCAAGAGGAAAGTGCGGAAATTCAGAGGAGATGGAATCCGTGCCACAGAGACGATGAAGAACAAATCGCAGTTTAATGAAATCTTTATGAGAAACTTAATTATTCACATAAACAATGCAACTCCCGCCAGGGAGTTGTCTTTGTTTGAAAAGATTTACGTTAAGGTGGTCAAGCTATGTCGAAAATGATTGTTTATATCTGTGTTATGTGGGTTACAGGTGCAGAACAAAAAGATGTAACTCAATGTATTTGGCATACTAGCCAAGTAAAATATCAAACCTTAGATCAGTGCAAAGCTGATCTAGGTAAGTCTTTAGAACTATTAAGGCTTAGAATACGTCAAGAGTTTGGGAACAAACCTAAACAAATTTTTATTCAACCAAATTGTGTTTTGAGGTCATAAAATGAAAATAAAAGAATTACTTAATAATAAAACCGATCAAGTTAAACGTATAGAAACTGTATTCAAATGGCTCGAAAATTGCCCGTATGAGTACCAAATATCTTCTATGCAAGGCGAGAAACTTCTATTTGTTAAGATAGATATGCTATCGCCATATGAAAAGGACAAAGACAATGAAAGCTAAAAGTAAAACCTGTTGTAGTTGCGATGGTAAAATTGTTCGTGGTATGGCGTTCCCGCTCATGGAAAAAAGTATCTGTATGAGTTGTTTTGTCCATTTTGGGCTTGCTCAGAAACTCGATATTAGCATCGAACATTATCAAAATTGTTCGAAGGAACATTGTTTTGATTGTGAATATGCCTTTATAAAAGCACTATGGGCATTGGGCTACAAACAGACACAAATGGGCAACTGGTATAGACGTACCAGTAGCCCTAAAATTGTTCGTATTTATGACGATTTACTTACCAACTTACCAACTTCCACGGTAAGTAAATTTGAGTGTAAGTTGTAAGTTGTTGATTTTACTAGATAAATTAAACTTACTTACATTGGTTACCAAAACCCTTGGTAAGTATTTTATCCCTTGTAAGTCATTGATTTTATTGAAACTTCCCAACTTACCGTACTTCCCCCCCTATAGGGGGTATAGGGGGGGGGTAAGTAACCACCACCCCCTATCCCTATAACGTAACCAAAAAGGAGTAGTAACGTATGCCAAGAGTAGGCGAAAATTTACCAAAGGAACAAAGAGAAAAAGGATTGAAAAGATTGACACAACGTCAACAGGATTTCCTTGATAACTTTGTGCATCGAGATATGACACAAACTGCTTCGGCTCGTCAGGCAGGATATAGCAACCCTTCCGTTGATGCAGTCAGACTTCTTCGTAACGAGGTCGTACAGGAGCGATTACAGGAGATGTATGAGGAGAATAGATCTAGGTTTGGTGTAACGCTAGATAAGTCGCTCAGAGACTTGTTAAAGATCCGTAACGAGGCACTGGAGCGGGAAAGGTACAGTGAAGCTATTCGGGCTGAAGAACTACGCTTAAAGGCTTCAGGATTGCTTGTAAACAAGGCTCATGTGCTACATGAGAAAGTTGATAGCATGACAAAGGAAGATATACTGGCTGAACTCAGCAAATTGACTCGTGTTGCGGAAGAAAGAATGAAAAGAGCCAATGCCACCCATACACACCCAAAAAAGATAGCGAAAAATAGTTAAACGTGGGTTTATCTGGGTTTACACTTAGTTTTGTTGGGCGTCCAGAGACCGAACAATTTCCAGAGGCATCGGGATCGGGCTGGTCATCGGGCTATTTTACGCTGCCAATGCGTATAATTGTTCGCAGTCAGGTCCCAGGAGCAGGTCAGGTGATCGGGATCGGATCGGGACTCCAGCCCTGCGTCAGCGTGAATACTCACAATTGTTCGAAATCAGGTCCGCTGCCTGGCTGGACGCAGGTGACGCAGCGGGGATCGGAGCTGTTCAAGCCTCCTGCTGCAGGCTGTATACGCACAATTGTTCGTCTTCAGGGTCCTGCCCTGGTCAGGCTGCAGGAGAAGCAACGGGATCGGGAAGCTGTCCAGGCGTAACCTGCTGCCGAACACGAACAATTGTCTGCTTTCAGGTCCAGGCAGGTCAGGCTGCGTGGTCTGCATCGGGCTGGACGCTGTACCTGCGGCGTCAAACAATCACAATTGTTCGGATTCGGGTCCAGCAGGTGACGCTGCCCAGGCATAATCGGGGTGAATCGGATCGGAGGCACGCTGCGTCCTGCCCTGAACACGCACAATTGTTCGAGCTGGTTACGCTGCAGGTCAGGCAGCCGTGCTGTGCCTGGAAGGACCTGCTGCCTCCAGGGAAGGAATGCGAACAATTGTCCGCACTCAATACGCAGCAGGTCCAGGGGAGGCTGGACAGGCAGCGTAAAAAAAATTAAAAAAAATGTTTTTTTTATCTTGACGGGTAGAAATGATTACTATATATATAATGTATTCATTCAGCCAAAGGAGAAAGAAATGGATTATTACAACGAAATGAAAGAAGCTGTAATTACACAGCTTGACATGGACGAGAAAGAAACACAGCAGACTTTGCGAGATGTGGCGAGATGTGGAGCAGGTGGGGGATTCTCTGGATTCATATACCATTCAGACACAGTAAAATTTGCAGAGGGTAATATGAAAGCTATTTATGAGCATCTTAAATCACAAGCAGAAGAATTTGGAGAAAATCCATTTAAGATTGTTCAAAATTTTAGTTGCTTGAAAGATATTAATCCGACAATTACTGAAATATCAGAAGTTATTCACGGTTTTGAACCTATACTTCGGCACGCAGAAGGGGTGGATGTTCAAATAAAAAATGCGTTGGCTTGGTACGCATTGGAAGAAGTTGCCTTCAACGAAGCGGAAACCTGATCCAGCAGGTAAATTGTTCGGAGTCAATCGGGAGTCGGGGTCACCTGCTCCCGATTTTTTTTGCCCTGCGTCTGGATCTGGTTCCAGCAGGTCAGGTCCCAGCGTCTGGATACGCACAATTGTTCGCTTTTATTCGCAGGTTTCTGCTGCAGGAAATTTTCTGGACAAAAAAAATAAATTATTTTGTTGACAGGTGTAGTAATGATTGCTATATTAGAATCATACAAACAACAGGAAAGGAAAAACAAATGCTAACTTTCAAACATTTTAACGATACTGGATTTATTGCACATATGAGTGAAAAGAAATCTAATAAAAATAAAGAAGCTGTTGAATTTTTTTTAAAGTATCCTGATAAATGGCATAGTTATGCTAATGATTATATTACAACAGATATAATATGTAGATTGGTTAACTTAAAAATACTTAACCATAATCAATATAATCAAGTTAAAGTTAATTCATTTAATGCGAATCTTTATTTAAAACAAGCATAAATTAGTTCGGGATCGGGCTTTATCGGGGTCAGCTTCGGCTGGCTCCGATTTTTTTTGCCTCCACTCAGGTAAAGGTGATACAGGTTTTGCTTCACCTGCCCAGGGGTAACTACGCACAATTGTTCGGAGTCGGAGTCTGGCAGGAGCTGGAGTAATTTGTGCTGGAATAAAAAAAGAGCCGAGAGGAAAGGTTCTCGGCTCTTGTGTACAACGATACATTATATATAGAAATGATTGCAGTCTATGTCAATAAAAAAATAAAAAAAAGTGCTTGACTTATGCAATGTAATGATTACTATATAATATATAAACAGCCAAAGGAGATAAAAAATGGCAAATTACTGTTACACAGATGTTCCTGAAGAGAACTCACAATTTAGGGTAGCGAAGATCGTTGAAAACGAGTCAGGTTACCAGCCAATGGGAAAAGCTAATCCTGATGATCCACATGAGCTTGATAAGTTCGTAGGCGACAAAACTCACGTTAGAGCTATAGTCGACAAATGGAACAGAGCGATTGGAATAGATCATGCAAAGGAGTGGGATATAAAGGTTTCCACTTTTACAGACTATGACTAAAGGAGAAATAGCATTGGTGGTGGCTCAAGCCATCACCTTTTTTGCAATAGCTTGTGCAGTTGTAATAATAATTCCATTTTAAGGAGGTAGCGATGAGATTGATTACGTTTAAAATCCAAGACGGAGAAAACTCTTACGACCAATACAGTATAATTACAGAAAATATGACTGAAGAACAAATACTTGAAGAGGTCTATGGAGATGTTAAAGACGATTATAGGGAATATAAAGTTTCTTATTGTTCAGATATAACGAAAAAAGAAGCGTCTGTGCTTAATAAATTTGGTATAGCTTATTTTAATTAAGAAGGGAGGTAGCTGAAGCTGGGTTTGACGCCCAGCTTCTTTTTTGTCCTGAAGCCGAACAATTGTTCGTACTCACGCCACGGCGATTCACCTGAAGCTGGAATTTATGTCACATGACATAAAAAAGTGGTTGACTATTGTAGTAATCAATACTATATATATCTTATCTATTTCAGCCAAAGGAGAAGCAAATGAAAAAAATTTATATAGCTTACGGAGCTAACACGAACAGAAGAGCGATGTCCAGGAGATGTCCAAACGCTAGACCGATTGGATCAGGCTTCATTGTTGGTCACAGGTTTAAGTTTAATAACGTAGCAGACATTGTTCCACATGATAAAAGCAAGCATAAAGATGCACCTGCAGTTGCTTGGCAAATTACACCTGATTGTGAGAAAGCACTAGACAGGTTTGAAGGCTTTCCAAGTTTGTACAGAAAGATTAATGTACTATTCAAAGGTGATGGTGAATACTTTAATGGCTTCGCTTATAAAATGAATTACACAGGATTCCACACACCAAGTCCTATGTATGTCGAAGGTATCAGAACTGGATTGAAAAATTTCTTCAATGCAAGTCACTGGCACATGATAGACGACTCTATTGACTCTGCAATTGTTGAGAGTTTTAGAATGGAGGAGAAAGGAAGTCCGTTGCATAAACGGATTGGTGGCAGGCAGTGGAGGTAAGGCTCTCCTGGCAAGAAGCCCAGATCTTCACCGATCTGGGTTTTTTTCTGGCTGCAATGCGAACAATTGTTCGTAGTGATCGGGCAGCAGGCTAATCGGGCAGGTCGGGGATCGGGCTTCGCTGGCATCTGGCTCCTGAAGCAGCAGAACTCTGTAGGTTTTATAAGGTTATAGAAAAAAATTTTTTTTTGGCGGCGATCAAAAAAATCTAATAAAATCAATGACTTAATTTTCAGCCTGAAAAAAATTTACAATTGTTCGCATTTAAATCTTGTAATCATTACATAGAAGATATATATAATAAAGTAACAACGACAACAAAACTTTAAGGAAAGGCAAAAACAATGCAAAACTTATTCAAAAACAATACAATTGCAATTGGTCTAGAACCAGAATTTCAAGGTGCTAGCCCAAATCAAATGAACAGTTTCAACACTGGTTCAAATAAAATTGACGGTCTAAGTTATAAATCTGATCCATCTGTAGGTACCGAATGTGATTTACCAGTTCTTGCAGATTGTGAATTTACTAGGGACTATATG